TCGGAAGTACAGCCGTACAGGAGTGTTTCGTAGCGTCGTACTACTTGCTGCAAGATACTGTTGCTATGCCAACTCGGCTGGGTGATTTTGAAGTCTTGATCTATGCCTATGATGAGGCAACGGCTACACCGAACATCTCCGGTGGAGTGGCCCTGGACAATTCAACAACCTGGGCTATGTCGGCGGAGAAAACAGGTAATGATACTAATAAATCTACGTATACAGGAAATGGTGATCTAGGGAAGGTAGAGACTAGCTACGGTGCAGGCTCTTATACTGCTGGCCCAAAAGGTGATAGTAGGGTTGGTACGATCATAGGTGCATCGTGGCTTGTACGTCATACATTGACAGGCATTGGCCCTTCTGCAGATTTCTTTTATGGTTCCGGTGATGGGACAGATGGAACAACATCAGTAACAGTTGTTGGCTCGCAGCAGTTGATCTTTGATAATGGGACGGCAGCACCTACATCATCAGAGTATTTTCAGTATGGCATGAGGCTTAATAGTTTATTTGCCTCTGCTAGCTTGAATGAAGTTTGGTGCAACCTTTTGCAGCAGCCTGCCGCTGCTCCTGCTGGTATTCCTATTCTAAGACGACGCCGAGAGGAAATGTAATGCAAGGAATACATCTCAGAAAATACGGCGCTGCGACTACAGTTAACTTTGATTTATATGCTGCAGACGGCATAGATCTTAGCATTGCAGCTACCTTCGCAGCCGGCGACGTTAAGATCATGAAAGATGAGGGTGCAGAAGCTAATATCACTACACTTCCGGTAGATGAAGGACAGGGATATTCTGTTGCTTTGTCTGCAACAGAAATGCAAGCTGCCAGAATAGTTATCTACGTAGTTGATCTCACAGCGACAAAAGTTTGGCTTGATAAAGTTATAGTTATAGAAACTTACGGACATGCAAGTGCACAACATTCTTTTGATCTAGATTCTGCAGGTGTAGACGCTACACAGATAAATAGTAATGCAACTGCAGCTGCGAATCTTGCACTTTCTGCTCTTGGTATTGTTTCTGGATCGTTCATTGGTACACCGACTACTACTGCTCAAGGCACTGATCTTTCGCCTCCGACATCTATTGCAGACTTCTATGCTGGTTCTTTGCTTATTATTACTAGCGGAGCGGCAGCAGGTGAGCGCGTGGCGGTAACTGCATGGGCTATAACAGGAAGTGTTTTAACGACTGATCCGCTGGCTACTGCTCCAGCGTCTGGTGATACATTTGTACTCGTTTAGGAGACTTTTGATATGGCAGCGAATTTAGTACAAGCGGTTCAGAAATCGCTTATGGATCATCTCACAGGACAAGTTGCATTTACTATGCCAACTTCTCCGTTAGAGATTAGTCTTCATACAGCTTCTCCTGGAGAAGCGGGTTCTACTGCAAACGAAATGGCTGGTACTGGTGGGTACATAAGAAAAACCGCTACTTTTACAACGCCAGTTTCAGCAGCTCCGTATGTAGTATTTAACGTTGCAGCTATTACATTTCCTGTTGCGACTGCAGACTGGGCTCCTGGTCCAGTAACAGACGTAGGTGTTCACGATGCAGCTGTAGGTAAACAAATGCTTGCTTATGCAACGCTGGGTGCATCTAGAACTGTTCTTAACGGAGATACACTTTCGTTTGCTGCTAACGCTCTTACGCTATCTCTTGATTAAGTAGCGATTAGTTATGGGCGTATCTCGATTAGGTCCTAGCGGGACTTCTAGGCCTGCATTAGCTGTCTCAGGAGTTTCGCACGCTGCGACAGCTGACTTAGTCTTTGATACTACTGCTGCTGGTAATATAACGCTTTCTCAAAGTGTTGTATCAGATTTAGTATTCGATACTACTGCTGTTTCTACAGCAACCACGTCTCAAAGCGTAGTATCAGATTTAGTATTCGACAGCACTGCTACCGGCGATATAACGCTTTCTCAAGGCGTTATAGCAGACTTAGTATTNGATACTACTGCNACCNGTGATATAACNCTTTCTCAAGGCGTAGTATCAGACTTAGTATTCGACAGCAATGCTACCGGTGGTATAACGCTTTCTCAAGGCGTAGTATCAGACTTAGTATTTGATAGTGACGCTGTTGCAAACGCAGATCCATTAGGTTTAAAAGCTACAGCGGATTTAGTATTCGACAGCAATGCTACCGGTGATATAACACTTTCTCAAAGCGTTGTAGCAGACTTAGTATTCGATACAAATGTTGTTGCAAACGCAGATCCATTAGGCTTAAAAGCCACAGCAGACTTAGTATTCGATACTGCTGTAATCGGTGATATAACGCTTTCTCAAAGCGTTGTAGCAGATTTAGTATTCGATAGTGATGCTGTCGCAAACGCAGATCCGTTAGGCTTAAAAGCTACAGCAGATTTAGTATTTGATACTGCTGCTACTGGCATCGTAACACTTTCTCAAAGCGTTATAGCAAACTACGTATTCGACAGTGATGCTGTCGCAAACGCAGATCCGTTAGGCTTAAAAGCTACAGCAGACTTAGTATTCGACAGCAACGCTACTGGCATCGTAACACTTTCTCAAAGCGTTGTAGCAGATTTAGTATTCGATAGCGATGCTGTTGCAAACGCAGATCCATTCGGGTTATTAGCAACGGCTGACTTAGTATTTGATACGGCTGTTACCGGCGATATAACGCTTTCTCAAGGCGTTATAGCAGACTTAGTATTCGATACAGCTGCAACCAGCAACGTAACGCTTTCTCAAAGTGTCGCAGCGAACTACGTATTCGATACTGTTGTTGTATCTATCGCAGCAACTTCGCAAAGCGTTGTAGCAGACTTAGTATTCGATACAAATGTTGTTGCAAACGCAGATCCGTTAGGTTTAAAAGCTACAGCAGACTTAGTATTCGATACTGCTGTAATCGGTGATATAACACTTTCTCAAGGTGTTACAGCAGATTTAGTATTCGATACTAGCTTTGTTGCAGTTGCTGGGGTTTCTCTAAGTACAACCTCAAACTTATCATTTATAACGAGTTTAACAGCTTCTCCTGGAGTTCTCAGCCCGATTGTATCGGATTTTGTATTCGATACAAATGCACTATCTACAGCGCAATTAGCAGTAAGCGCGAATTCTGCGTTTTCTATCTGAAGTTGTAGTTACTGTAACTCCATCTTTAGCAGAAAGTGTTACTTCGCAGTTAACCTTTGAGTTTACACAGTCTGCGACTACAATTGAGTCGTTTAGTCCTGTTGCAGCAGCTGTATTCGATTTTATTACGGTAGCATCAGAAACTTTTATTCCTATCGGTTCTGTGTCTGCAAGGTATTCCGCTGTTCAAGTGATAACTTCTCGTGTCCAAGACGTTAAGCACGTGACTCCTACGGTTGCAGTATCCACTGAAACAAATTTGACGGTATCATTAAAAGTCTGAGGCTGATAAATGTCCAAAGATGTTGTAGTACAAGACGGTATCGGTATAATCTTTGAGATAGCCGTGGTAGATTCGACTATAGATCTACCGTATGTTCTTACGGGTTTTACTAGCCTTGAAATCATTTTTACTAAGCCCGATGGTTCAAAGTTAACAAAAGTTGCCACAGCTCCGATTCCTACAAATGGAAAAATGGAATACACTACTATTGTCGGAGACTTAAATCTTGCAGGCTGGTGGAAAATGCAAGGACATATCGTAGGTCCAGGAACGATTGATTACTACACTAAGATTCATGAGTTTCGAGTTCATGAAAGGTTATAAGTCAAGTGGGATTCAAGCCGCACTGTGGTCCTCCCTCAGAGGATCAAAAGGAGTTTCAATGCCACGCTAGATCTCAAAGAACAGGAAATAGGTGCCGAGCTTGGTCATTAAAGCACAGCAAGTACTGTGCGAATCACGGTGGAAAGTCTAGGTTAAAGTCAAAAAAGATGTCTTGTAAATACACACAATATCTGGGGCCTACTTTTAAGGCAAAACTTGAAGAGTACATAGCACAACCTCATCATAAGCAGGTATCTCTTCATAATGAGCTCGCAGTTGTAAGAATTGCAGCTGAAGAATCTGTAAAGCTTGGAGGTTTGGCATTAGAAGGAGGTGATCCGAAAACTAAGGACCTTGCACTTCAATGTATGATACAAGCTATGTCTGAAGTAAAAGATATGGCTATGGCTGTATCAAAAATTGAAAAAGATCTTAGCGATAAAGTGTCTTTGCAAGTTTTGGACATGTTTATCCTTCAGATCATGAAGTGTATTGAAAAAGAAGTGCCTCTTGAAGCCGTTAGTGCTATCCAGCACAGAATTGATACCGAAGTACGGCTGCCTAAACCGGGTCAAGTTGTAAATGTCAAGGAAATAGAATCTTCTGCGTCTGGAATTATGACTCCTGCTGAATATGCAGAAGAAATGGACAGTACCATACTATCGTCTTCTGAAGAGGATACAAGCACAGATGCTGACAAAAGCGTGGACTAAATTTAAGTACCACAAAGTTCAGCAGGAAGCCTGGAGATGCAAAAAACGATTCGTATCTATCCCTGCTGGTCGAGGATCGGGAAAAACAGAACTTGCTAAACGAAGATTAGTAAGATATCTGCCTATAGTTAAGGACGACCACGATTGTAGGTATTTTTACGGTGCTCCAACAGAAAGACAAGCGAAAAGAATTGCTTGGGATCACTTTCTTAAGTTAATTCCTGCAGACTGGATTAAATCAATTTCTATATCGGAATTGATGATAATAACTAAGTTTGGGACAAGTCTTTATGTCGTAGGAATGGATAAACCACAAAGAATCGAAGGTGGGCAGTGGGACGGTTGTGTTCTTGACGAATCTTGCGACTTAAAACCGGGTATTTTTGATAGAAATATCATGCCTGCTTTGACTTGGTACAACGCTTGGTGTTGGAGAATAGGAGTCCCGAAAAGACAAGGTGTGGGAGCCGCTGAATTTAGGGACTTCTTTGAAAGATCTTGTGATGGTTTGATAGATGATGCAGCGGGCTTTACTTGGCCTTCTAAAGATATTGTTCCTGACGTTGCTTTGAAGCAAGCTCGTGATACTCTCGACATAAAAGACTACAGAGAACAATTCGAAGCGAGATTTGAGACCGCAGGCGGCGGTATTTTTCACGGTTTTGATAAAGAGTATAATGTAAGACCGTGTTCTTACAACAAAAATGCACCTTTAATCATAGGATGCGACTTTAATGTCGATCCTATGGCTTGGGTTGTATGTCAAGTAAATAATAAGGTTATCGAAGTCTTAGACGAAATTTGGCTTCGAGATACTAATACTCCAGAATCATTGGATGTTCTTCATGCTCGATATACCTCCCACGTTGGCGGATTTCAGTTTTACGGAGATGCAGCTGCTCGTCAAAGGAAGACATCTGCGAGTATGTCTGACTATAAGCACATCTACAACGATTCTAGATTCAAAGAACTCGGAAGAACAGTCCACTTCCCGCAAGCAAACCCTCGACTCGCAGATAGATTCGCTTCTACGAACGCTATGCTCTGCAACTCAACAGGGAATAGACGAATTTTCGTTAATCCTTCTTGCACCAGACTCATCACAGATCTTCAAAACAGATATTATAAGCCAGGAACGAATGATCCAGACGATTCAGGGGATCTCGGACATATCACAGACGCCTTTGGGTACGTTATCCATTACTTGTTCCCAATAAAAATGAAATTGGAGTATACTAGTGTTCCACAGGTGTTTATCTCATGAATGAATTAACTTCAGTACAAATACCTAGTTTTGTAGCGTCTTTTCCTTTTTCTGGCGATAATACTACGTTAGATAAGAAACTTCCGAAGACTTATCAGACGTATCGTACAATTCGTAAAGATCCTACGATTGCTATGGCAAGAGCCTTAAGCATGGCTCCTGTTATTGCAGGTGAATGGAGTATTGAGGCAAAAGACTTTGTCCCAGACGAAATCGTAGACTTTGTTCGTGATAGTTACTTTCCAATTCGAGAATTCTTTCTTGAAGTTGCGATGTCTGGCGGTATAGATTACGGATGGCAAGGTTTTGAGCAAATTTACGAAGAAAAAGACGGAAAAATCCGTCTTAAGCGACTTAAACCGTTAATTCCTGACTTAACTACGATTCTTATCAATAAGAATACGGGTAGTTTTGCAGGATACCGTCAAAGTGACTTAGATAAGATAACTGTTCCCGTTGAAAACGCACTTCATGTAGCTTTTCGTGTTGAAGGCACGGACTGGCGTGGAGAATCGCTTCTCGAATCTGCAAGAAAACCTTACGATCAATGGGAAGAATCGTCTAAAGGTGCTCGATTATACGATACAAAAGTTGCAGGTTCTCACTTTGTAGTGTATTATCCGATGGGAGAAACCGAAGTATCCGGTGTTTTAACTGATAATTCGATCATTGCTAAGAATTTGCTCAAGAATCTTGAAGCCTCCGGTGGCGCTACTATACCAAGACTTGTCGCAGAGCACGTAGAAGATCTTAGCGACAAAGAATTTGGCTGGGATATCGTAATTCTGGCAGATCCTACCGCGAGACAGTTCAGCTTTACGAATCGTCTCGAGTATCTTGATAAACTGAAAGTTAGATCTATACTAATTCCGGAACGAGCGATTATCGAAGGAAAATTCGGAACAAAAGCTGATGCAGGATCTCACGCTGACCTTGCTTTGACTTATATGGAGATTACTCATCGGTACGTGACTAGTTTTATTAACTGGCACTCAGTTAACCGTCTTGTAGTTTTGAATTTTGGTGAAGAATTTGAAAATTCTATTAAACTTGAATCTTCACCACTACAAAGTCCAAAACTTGCATTTTTTCGCAATGTTTATGAGTCAATTATCAAAAATCCAACAGGATTTGTAAATGAGCGGCTTAACTTGGACATTGAGACATTCAGAGAAGAACTTGGATTGCCACAAATTCCTGAAGAGCAACGACAGGACTTTGAAAAGCCAGAGGATCCTGTTATTGAGCCTAATCCTGATAATCCTGATAATCCTGATAACACTCCTGAAGACGAAGACGTATAATTGGTCGAGATGAAAAAGATGAAAAATCAATCAAAAAAACCAAAAAGGCTTCAATTCAGCAACAATAATAAGGTCAAACTCGGGTCTTCTGATAAAAATAAAGACCTTAGAACCTTTGAGATGCTTGCATACACAGGAAAAGCTGTGAATGGAGGCTTCGGAGATCCAATTATTCTTGATGTTTCTGGAATAGAAATCGCAGGTCCTCCTCCGATTCTCAGAAACCATAATAGCGACCAAGTTGTCGGTTTTAGTACAGATGTTAAAAAAACCGACAATAAAAACATCGAGATTTCAGGAGTAGTTTCGGGATCTACTTCTGCAGGAAAAGAAGTCGCACAGTTAGCCGATGAAGGCTTCCCGTGGCAGGCTTCTATTGGGTTTGAAATTGAAAAAGTGACATTTCTCGATAGCAAAGAGGAAAAGCAAGTAAACGGATCTACTTTTCAAGGTCCTGGGCTTGTTGTTACAAAATCTCGACTAACTGAAAGTTCTTTTGTGNCTGCAGGTGCTGATGGTGCAACCACTGCTACTGTTTTTAGTAACAACGGTTGTGTTCTTAAAGCAAGTGATTTTCGTGTTAAGGAGACAAAACAGATGAACTGGGATGAGATCAAAAAGACCCTGGGCATCAAAGAGGACATCACCGATGAGAACGCTCAGTCGTTGATCTTGTCCTTGTGGAATACGTCTCAAGAAGAGCTTAGTTCTGTGAAAACTGAACTTAATTCGCTCAAAGCAATGAAAGATAAGGCTCCTGACGAGCCAGATCCGACTTTGCTTAATCTTGCGGCTGAAAACCGAGAAATGAAGTTGAGTGCTTTGGTTGCTGCTTCGCGTATTACTCCTGCTGTTAAAGATAAGCTCTCTGATGCTTTTATCGGCAAGGATAATATGAAACTGTCTGCGAGTCTTAAAGGGCTCTCAGAGGATTCGTTCGATAGTGTTGTGAAGATTCTCGCTGAAAATGATCCTATCGGAATTAAAGAGAAATCTGGTGCTCAAGTGCTAGGTGCTCTTGCCGATGATCGGAAAACAGTTGAAGATGATTCGCTTGTTAAGAACATGGAGAAGTTTGCTGCTTCTTCGGGAGGTAAGTCCTAATGGCTAATAATGTTCAACCGAACTATCCTGGAGATGTAATCGAGTGGATTGCGGATAGGAATTTCTCTGTTGAGGAAAAGTCATTGAGCAATGCAGCTGCTATGACTTTTGTTTCAGGTGCAGTTTGTGGTCCTTCTTCTGCAGACGCTGGGACACAAGCTATTTTGCTCGCTGATGGTATTCCAACTCCAGACGGTGCAGATGCAGACAGTATCTACATCGGTCCTAAGGTAACGACAGTTATCGGTGTTGCACAAACTGGACCTTTTCTTATGCGAGGACCAGCCGTTGTCAAGAGTGATGGATTGAATTACGCTGCTGCAACTTCAGTTCCTGCTGTTGATGCAATCTTGCGTGGTCTTGATATTCAAGTGTTGAAAAATGCCCCAAACGTTGGGCCGACCGCTTAATTAGGAGGTTTCTGATGGGTCTTGCTGATATTTTCAATCAAGATGCTTTCAGTATGTTCGCTATGACGGCGGCCATTCAGAAAGCTCCTTTTCAGCCTGGAGCGCTGAAAGGTCTTATTAACTGGGAGCAACATCCAGTTAATATGTCTCAGGTAATTGTTGAAGAATTTGACGGGTTCGCTGTCACTTTTGCCAACAGCTCCTCGAGGCGCTCAGTCTTCGATGGGATCGCCTGAGAAACGAACTGTTCGTTCGTTTATTGTTCCTCATATCCCGCATGACGATGCAGTCATGGCAGACGATGTTCTGAATCAGAGAGCGTTCGGTTCTGAAAACGCTCTTGAGCCAATTCAGACTGCTGTGAATCGTAAACTCGCTCGTATGCGTCGAAATCATGAGACAACTCATGAAAATCTTCGAGCTGGTGCTTTGCAAGGCATCGTTCAAGACGCAGATGGATCNACAATTTACGATCTTGCTGCCGAGTTTGGTTCAGACTCAACTGACTAACGTTTGGGATCCTCTTAATCACAGTGCTAAAGAAAGTTGTGATCCAGAAACGAAGAATCGAAGACGCAGTCGGTGTCGGCATTGACTCTCTGGATATGAGGTGTATCGCTAGCGATGGTTGGTTTGATGCGTTTACCGATGGTGCAGAAGTTAAAGTCGCTTACGACCGCTGGCGAGACGGCGAGTTTCTGCGAGTAGACAATCGCAGAGGATTCGTCTTCGGTGGAGTTGAGTTTATTAACTANCGAGGAGCTGTCGGGGCTTACGCCGTTTTTGACTGCAAATTACGGCTATTATGTTCCCGAAAAACGTCCCAAGTATGTGGCTTGAAGTTATTGCTCCTGCAAACTTCATGGAAACTGTTGGAACGTCTGGCCAGCTGATCTACGCAAAGCAGAACATCATGAAGAACGACGTGGGCGTGGAACTTCACACTCAGTCGAATTATCTTCCGCTTTGCACTCGTATTGACGCGACTCTTTTGTGGAGTCTCTAGTATTACTTCATCCGGAGAAACCGGGGCTCTTCGGAGCCCTTGGTTTCTTTTTTGTGTATGTGTAGATCATGGCTTACGCTACAAGAACAAACTCTTGAGAATCTATTCGGCCTTTCTAACGTAACTAAATGGGCCGATATAGAAGGTGATGGCGTTGCNGCTACTATAACTGCTCGTATCACTTTAGCGTTAGATAATGCAGACACTGAGATCAACGATAGNCTACGGGATGGCAGATATGCTATTCCTATTGTATCTAACCCTTTGCCACTGGGCCTTGTAGATACCGCTGCAAGGCTTGCCGGCGTATGGTTATATGAGTCTCGTGGTGTTGTAGATATGGATCTTGATACCGGCAGGCCGATCCATAAACTTCAGTGGCACGCAAAGCGTGCAGAGAACTGGATCAAAAAAGTAAAAACTGGGGTTCTTAAACTCAGTGAAGCAACAACCGTTTCTTTCCCGGAGATAGTAACACATGTCCTTTCCAATTAAAGGTAAAGACAAAGACAAAGACAATTCTGTGGCGAAGTTTGCAGGGATGCAAAAAGTCCTTGACTTTCTTCCTCTTAGCGTCGTAGGACGTGCCGCAGCTCTTAGCCACATGGCTGTACTCGGTGTTTGCGAAGATAAATTCGCAGCATACGACGGTAGCGATCCGATCTCAGAAATGATCGGAGTTGATGAGATCATGGAAGTTATGAGAGCTAACAGACTTCGAATTGACAACACCTGCGAAGATACTCTCAAAAAAGAAATGAAAGAGAGAGCAAAAAATGGCATCAGTGGTGCTAAAAATCCCAAGGTTGCTGGGGTTGAAAAAGGATCTGAAAAAGGCACAGATGGGCTCGAAGGGAAGTGAAATACATAAAGCGCTGCGTAAGTTTGGAACAAGTTACTTGACCTGGATCAAACAGCGCTTTATAAAGTATTCTGCTGGAGGCGGTACATGGCCTCCGCTATCAGCAAAACGAATCAAGGCAAAAGGTCATGATTTGATTTTGTTTGATACTGGACAACTTCAAAAGATCTTTAGATCCTAGAAGTTCCGCTAATAAAGTCACGGCTCTTACAGGCAGAGATATAGGAGTAAAAGTAGAGTTTACTAGCGTAAGACATAAAACAGGAATCCCTATCGCAGACTTGATCGAAATTCATCATTTTGGAACTAGTAAAATACCGGCTAGGCCTATTCTTGTTGAACCTCCGAAAAGTGTAGTTAATAAAGCAATTGAAAATTTTCGAAAAGCGATAAAACGTGCCAATAAGTAATCCATTTGAGCTAGTTTACGATGCGATATGGGGACTTGTAGATAATCATAAAGGGCTATCAGACTTAATTCGATTTGAAAATCGAGTTAATTTTAATAATCCTCGAAATCGAGATCCTGTAAAAACGCAAGTCGCTGCGAGGGATCTACCAGAACTACGGCTAATAGCCACAGGTGCTACATACGCTACAGAAACAACTTCGTGCAGCACAAAAGTAACTCAGCAGTTTCAGTGGGGAATTGCAACAGGTGATAAGCGCTTTGAGCAAGTGTTTCAAGTTAACTGGGAATTGCTTAGAGCTATGATGAAATGGAGAGAAACGCTACAAGCGTTGTTATGGAACAATAAACGCTTTGTTTTTCATGTTTCTCCAATTGAGCATTCAGTCGGTGTTACTGATGTCGACTTAAATCGAGGAATCAAAGGTTGGTCTGCACTCTGGACAGGTGAAGTACAAATGTTCTTTACCTCTGCGGATCTAGCAGGAGATACATAATGCCTACCACGGTGGTTAGCGGAACTCATGGATTGGTCGATGGTCGTAGCACTGTTCGTGAATGGTCTATTACTTTGACCGATGAAGTAACTGAAGTAGTTGCATCTAATTCAAAAGGTGCTACAATTCAGTATCCAGGAAATCAGAACTGGAGTGGATCTTTTAAGTCTTGGGATCTGCAGCCAACTATGCTCTTTCCAGGCGACACCTTTACCTTTAAAGGTGTTATGTCACAGCACGCTAATGGTGATCAGTCCACAGCTCAATCTGGTACAAACGAGGCCATCGTAGACAGCATCGAAATCGAATGGGATTTCTCAGGTGGAGGTCCTATCGGTTATACAGTTAACTTTAGCGCTAACGGGACTTTGACTCTTATCAAAGTTTTAGCCATAAGCGCTCTTGTTGATGGAACTGCTCATGCGATGATTCCTACTATTGGAACCAAATTTGAGTGGAGTCCCCGCATTGCAACTCCTGCATTTGTACAGCTTTGTGATATAACTGGAATGACTCTATCTTTTGATAGCGGTAATCAAGATTATGTTAGTTCTTGCAGCCCCGGAGTTCACAAGAAAGTTACTGGGAACTTCACTGCGACTGCAAGTATTGATGTCTTGATCGACGATTTTCTTGATGCTACTGTGCCTCAAGTGAGCGATAACATTCTTTGTAAGTTCTACACTACAAGCACACTTTTCTGGGCAGTTAATCACATGACTGTGACTGAATTCTCTAATATCGGTGCTAACCTTGAAAGCGGAGCCCCGGTTGGTTTAACAATTAGTTTGGCATTTACAGGATTCGCAAAGAATACTGTAACTCCATTCGCTTGGAATGAGGGTATTGTTCAGACTCCTGAAGCAGTCCCTGTAACGAAATGGCCTGTGTAAGATAAAAGGAAAATAAATAGAATGGATATTGCTGCTGCGACTGCTGCTCCGTTGACTATTAAGCTTGATGACAACAACTTCAAGTTATCTCCGTTAAAAGACAGAGATTACGGAGAATATGAAAGGTGGGCTCAAGACAGACATATACAGATTGCAAAACGAAATGTTGAAGGTCTTGAACATACGTTGGCAATGGGTCTGTTGAAACATGCTTATGATGAAGCAACGACGATATCTATAGATTCTGAGATTTCTCTTCGATACATGAAAACTATCGAAGGTGCCTCACAGTTGTGTTATCTTATGCTACGACATAAACAACCTGAGGTGACGTATAGTCAAGTTCTCGAGTGGCTCACAGATCCTAAAAACATGCAGGAAGCTATGGAAGGAATTACTCGGCTTGCTCACCAACCGGAAAAAAAAGAGTAGGAAGGACAACAAAATCCGGTAATAGACAACAAGCCACAGTAGGCGACATTTATCGGTACTTTGCAGAAAAGTACAACTGGGGTCCTGAAGTTGTTGCAGATATGACAAAAGATCAGCAACTTATGTATCTTGATCCTGATGATGGTATTAAGTCTTTTGCAACGAAAGACGAATACGATAAGTGGCTAGGATCTAGATAATGTCATTAGACAGCCTAACAATTAAGCTGCTGCTTAAGTCGAACACGTTTAACACGTCGTTAACCAAGTCCGTTGAAAAGCTAAAAGACGCTCAAAAAGCGGCTAACGCTCTTTCTAATTCTGCACGAACAATGTTCTTAGGACTCGCTGCTGCAGCCACAGGTGCAGTCGCCGCGTTTTCAACATTTGAATTCAGAATGGATCGAGTTCTCGCCATTTCTGGAGCGACCGCTTCAGAATTCGCAGAGCTAACAGAAGTTGCTAGAAAGTTAGGTAGAGAAACTGTCTTTACAGCTAATCAAGCTGCACAGGCAATGGCTGAATTTGCACTTCAAGGCTTTGAAGCAAATGAAGTTGTAGCAGCTATGCCAGGTATTTTGGATCTGGCAATCATCGGTCAAACTGGTGTAGCAAACGCCGCAAGAATCGGTGCAGGTGTTCTTCGAGTATTCAATCTCGAAGCATCTGAAATGACTCGGGTTGTAAATGTTCTTGCAAAGTCTGCGACAACATCTGCGACTACCGTATCACTTATGGGGTCTGCCCTCAGACAACTCGGTCCTATCGCATCACAAGTTGGGTTTTCGCTAGAAGAAACAGTAGGTTTGCTGTCTATATTCTCGAATGTTATGATTCGAGGTGGTATGGCAGGAACTGCACTTCGAAATATACTTCAAAGATTAACGAAACAATACAAAGAAGTCCGTGAGGCATTAGATCTTGCGAATGTATCTGTAGTAGACCAAGAAGGTAGATTCAGATCGCTTCCAGATATTGTTGACAGTCTTAACGAGTCGTTTAAGGGTCTTACCCGTATACAAAGACAACAAATTATTGTAGGCATTGCAGGACAACGCGCTCAAGCTGCTTTTGGCGAATTGCTCAGGCAAGGTGGAGATGCAATCCGTGATTATATCGGTCGTTTAGAAGAAATTGAGGATGAATCTCGACGTATATCTGGCATTATGCAGGACAACTTGTTTTCGTCGTTTAAGAAACTTATCTCTGCGGCTACAGACTTAGGCATCGAAATGGGTGGTTTAGCCAGCGGACCACTGCAAAGTGTTATCGATGCACTAAGGGACATGATTAACTGGTTGACTAAGTCTGATGATACGTTTAAGACAGTTATGGGAACTATGGGGCTGTTTGCATTTGCAGCATCAGGCGTAGCTGTTGCTATAAAGTCTATAACTGGATCTCTTATATTTTTAGGCGGTACATTTTTAGGTGTTACAGGACAGCTGAAAAACCTAGCTATCTGGATCGGTCTCGGTGCTACGCAGTTCTTTACGTTAGCAAGGGGTGCTTTCGCAGCGGGAACTGCTTTTGGAATCGCAGAAGGAATTGTCGCTGCACTTAGTGGAACGCTTAGTGCATTGTTAAGCCCGCTTGCAGTTTTTCTTGGTTTTTGGGGACTCGCAGCGCTTGCAATCGGTGGATTATCAATAGCGATATACAATGCAGGCCAAAGAGTTGTTAAGTTAAACGCAGCTTTTGGAGATGGAACAGGAGAACTTGATGAGTTCAGCAAAGCTTCTTTGAAAGAAGCTGAGGCAGCGCAGCGAACTTCTAAAGCGATGTCAGAGCTTAATGATATATTGGAAAATGGTCCTGTTTTCCCTGAAGAAGAGTTAGCTGCTCGAGAAAAAGTTGTTCGTTCAATGCGAGAACAAAAGGAGTTGTTAGAACTTCAACATGAAGCCTTTGCTGCTACCTCTGACGACGTTCAAGCAATTGAAGATCACGCTAAATCGACTAAAAAACACCAGGAAGCTATAACGAAACAGATACAAGAGCAAAAGCGGCTCATTGCGGGTATTAATGCAGGCCAGGAAGAAAGAGACCGCAGAGAAGCAAACCGTGCGAAAAATGTTAAAGACTTTGTCAAAGATCTTAAATTACAAGCAGCTACACTTGGCATGTCAACACTTCAAGCCAAGTTGTTTAAACTTCAACTCGAAGGTGTAACTCCAGAAGAGCAAAAGAGTCTTGACATTGCACTCGCAAAGTTAGAAGCTTCGAAAGAGGCAAAAAGGATCGAAGATGAACGCGAAGCTCAAGATAAACGTAGGCAAGACGCAGAACAAAAATTTGAAGATAATAGATTCAGAGACTTTCAAAAAGCAATCGCAGATGCGAAAAAAGCTAATGAATTGCTTAAGAAAAACCTCAGCGATCTGAGTTTTAGAGAATCAAAAGCTCGCGGGTTTATTACAAAACGTCAAGAACTCGAAAGAAAATACGCTGACGCTGCGAAGCATTCTAAAACAGCCGTTGCACAATTGGTTGACGCAGAACTCGCAGCGTTAGAAGCTGAAGAAGATAGGAAAAAGATAGCAACGGCTGCAGCCGCCGCAAAATCGGTTATTGATGCAAGAACCCAAGTAACAGCTTCTTTTGAGGGCATTGAATCTGTTTTCAAACGAATTCAATCTGCTGCAGCGAGTGGACCCGATCAAGCAGCATTAAGAGCAAAAGAAGCGCTCGCAGAAGCCCGTAAAGGAAACGGCTTGACAATAAAACAAACCCAAACTCTTGATAAAATACGAGATGATCTCAGAAATGTTGGAGTAATGGTGAAGTAATGAGCGGAGTAATCGAAGAACTTTCAGGTTATCCTAAAGAAAATTGGGATTGGAACCGTTTAACTGCTACTCGCAAGATTATCTGTGATTGGGTTGATAGATACGTTGTATACCAGTCGTATGTAGGAGCTGATTATCCTTATGATCCTGTTACAGGATTTAATGCTTCTGGCGCTTACTGTACAGGTGGAACTATTGAGCCTCTCGAAGCAAAAGGTTTAGGTGCTAACGATATAGCGATATACGAAAAAGCGCTTATAACTCTAGAGTATAGAGTTCCTGATCCAGAAACTGGAACTCCGATTCGAGAAGAAGGTGTAGGGCCTACAGCAGCGTTAGGCTCTGATAGCTTTTCATCGAATACTGAGTTCTTAACTCTTGACCATACCGATTTTCAGTGGGCAACTGGCACTAAACCACTAAAACCAAAAGAAGCGCCTGCAAAACTTATATTTTCATTAAACTGGACTCGAACTCTTGAAAATGTAGTTACACCTATCGCAGGAGGCCTAGGCGAAGTAATTCTAGAAAATATCGGTTCAGTTAATGATTTACCAATTAACGCTGCTAATACTGCAGGGTTTACTTTTCCTGCTGAGACGCTCCTTTATACAAAGCCTACGATCAATAAACAAGGAGCGAATTCAGCAAGAGTAACTCTTAACTTTGTTTATCGTCCGCAGGGTTGGAATAAGTTTTATCGAGCAGATATCGAACGATTCGATATTATAACTTTTAGAAACGGAATTATATTTAAGACATATAAACCGAAAAGCTTCACAGGATTCAACCTATGACTGACGAAATATCAAAAGTTTATGCAGGTCAACGATTACAAGCATCGAAACTCAACGCACTTATAGACCAAGTCAATGGTCTGCAAACTCTTGTTCAGCAATACGGATACTCTGGCGGTCAAGGAATTCATATTCAGCGTCCTCAGATACAAGACGCCTTAATGAAATGGGTTGTTATTAGACCGCCGTTCGAAGATGACGATATAGTTATTTTCATGGAAAATGCTGTTCCTCATCCTCACTCGCTAGAACCCGGACCAGATCTAGGACGATGGATGACTGAAAATGAACTAAATAATACAACAAATCCTCCTGATTCAGTAGAAACTTGGCCACACAGAACAGGAAAACATTATAAAGAATACGCTTGGGATGGCGAAACTCGAGTGAGAGAAACTCAGATATTAATTGCATTTTTCATAAATGATAATTGGTATCCTCATCCAGATCCGCCATTTATAATGAGAAGACGACCGATAAATGATATACAAACTCCTTGTACTCCACAGGGTTTAATCTAGATTTAATACATGGCAACAACAACTAATCCAGACATACCGTGTTGCTTTGAGCACTTCGGCTGCATTGTAATGAATCGTGCAGACTGTATCGCTTCAGGCGGTATAGAAGTCGAAGATTGCAGCCCTATATTCTGCGATACTGTTTCTCAGCAAATTCCTGACGTAGAAGGCTGTAATAATCCTGTACCGTTTTTGCCAGGCGATTCTGCATTTAACGAGTACCATACGCTCGATCTGTGTGAGCATACTATAATGATGCCGACATTTATAGAAGATGCAGCCGCAGAAGATCGCATGGAGCCAGTTTCAGATCATTACTCAAGAATTCTCGGCAGCGGAATAAATTCTTGTGTACGGACTGAAGGCTTTATAGCAATGGACGATAGTAACGAGTGTCACTTATATGTTTGTACTCGCAGAGCTGCGGGTTGATTTCGAGTACTACGCAATCGGAGATCCGTATATAGAACATGAAGATCAGTTAAGCCCGTCACCTGATGATCCAACAAGACCTCTGAAAATTTGGCTCAACTTAGCAGAAGCAGCATTTATTGCAGCAACTGAAGCTCCGTTTTACCTTGAAACTTTTATGCACGCTGATCCTATTATGTGTATTGAGCCTGTAATATAACTAACCATGTGTCAATTCCCGCTTGATGGACCGAATGTATGTCAAGATCATCCTAATGGTCCTGTAAACTCGCAGTACAACCCTGACTGTTTTACTGTAATGAGTAAGGACGATATTGATGGTTTAGGCTGCAGTCACGGCTGTGTTGTCTGCGATGATTTACCGTCGCAGCTTCGCGGTAACTTTGTATACTTTGGCAGAAGTGCATCCTTCTGCTCCTGTAACAACTCCAGAACTTATTGGACCNTGGAACGGTGATGACGCTTGGGGAAATCCAAGATGGATGAGACCTGCACCAGACGAAGCTACGACTGCAGATAATAAACCTGGTTTTCTTCCTGCGAACGCTCCGAGTACTTATTAAGCCTGGAGCAACTTTCTTGTTAGGTTGTTGTCACGATACTAACGGTCAAGAATGTCACGGCAGCCACAGCACTTGTGATTGTTGGAATCAACTCAATTTTACAACTGATATAGGGACTACTGTTTGTTCTAATATCGGATTTAGTACTCCGTCTGTGTGGAATCGTATGCCCGGTTTCTGGCCAGACGAAGTTATATATACAGGTTTTACATGGCCACCAGAAAACAGCGTTGGAGGACCGAATACATTTAGAGGTGACGGAGGTATATACTGCAGAAGATTCACTCCGTGGGACAATTGCAGTATGCCTGTAAGAATCTGGACTGTCAGACCTTATACACCTAAAGATCTGACTAACNANTTTTATTAGATTAGGTCACAGAAACGCTAATGATTCTCCTAATTTGTCTGGGTGTTCTCCGTTTTCAGTAGTTGCAGCAGACGGTGCATCAGCGTCCGGGTCTCCATGTTTCAATTCTTTTGGCGATCCAAGTAATGCAGGGCCTGGAGTAACTCATAATACTTTTGGAGGTTGTGCAGCTGTTGCATCTACGATTAAGTTTCGACCTAAATCAACAGATAAACCTCGATTTGGNGATGAAGAATACTTCCCNCATGAAAANAAAAATCTTAATGAGCTGCGAAATCTAGCACTGGATAACATATTCTTTGACGATACGGGTATTTCTTTTATAGAACACCCACTTCCTGGCAATAATCCTAGCATGAATTTCGAGTTCTTAGATCATAAAGGACATACAAATGGTACAGATTCTAACCTCGGTTTAGGAGAATTCAGTAGAACCTACGATCCACTAAACTCTGTTTTAGTAGAAGATCCAAATGATCCAACTGGACCTCCGATAACTTTATCAATCGAAGAGGAAGACTTGCGAAGTATCTTCACTTTTAACGCTTGCAAAACTAGATACGGAGTAGAACAACGCCTTACGTTTGATTGGTGTCCAAAGTACATTGAAGTAACTTGTTATTTCGTTTCTATCGCTATGAGAAAACGATTTATGGGTCTTCAACCAGATAATCTTAGATACGAAATACCTCATGTTTCTGTTGAAGTTCGTATTGAAATGCATCTACGAAGAATGAATCCAGGCCCACCCGGCTTCGTAGTTAGGCCTTATACAGATCCTCCAGAACAAGAAGAAGTTGTTGTATCGCAGAACGGTATTGGAACATTTCCTACTGTTAACCCTGATGGAAATCGAATTGCATACAGAACTGCNACGCCTGGACCTAACGGTCCAGTTATAAAAGAGTATTCTCCGCCGTCTGTTATTCAGTGGAGAGGATCTTTAAGTCCATTATCTGTTCCTTCATCGTATGATTTTCTCGGTTCATGGGATGCGTTTGAAGCAGGAGTTACGCAAAAAGATAAGTTCAAAAACCGTCTCACAGCTGCAAACTGCGAAGTCGGAGGATATCCTTCCCTCAGAGGAACTGTCAAGCCTACTAGCAGTATTCCTCAGCCCGACGCCGCTAAGCTGTGGAAAGGAAGATACATAGTAGAATTCGGTGGAAGTGGTTTTGATATGTGTGGACCGTAGGATAATATGAAAGAAAGAGAAAAAATATCCCTCAGAGGAACTCGGCCTGCTCCTAAGAGCTTAACAAAACTGGTAGACTTTAATCAACTGCCGGCAGACGTCCAGAAAGATATNGGAGANGTACCTCTTCTTTGGGCTGCGAACTTCAGCAGAGCAGCATCACAACAAGGCTTTTTCAAGACCGTAGGGTCTTTATTCTGGGGATTTATAGCGAAGTTCTTTGGGATGCTATATACTTTTGCAGGAGGTCTTGTCGAAAGATCTGCGTATCTTTTGAGACAAGCGAAATGTAATAAGTGTCAGTACAAGTTAGACAGAGGAATGTTTTCTTACTGTATGTCTTGTGGCTGTTGGAAGTGGCCGTTGGCTCATCTTGGTCTAAAAAACTGGTTTAGAAACCATTATTGCCCAAAAAGAATACATGAACCTCTGGTTCAGATTTCTATAAAGGAACAAGTTCGATGGCAGAAAAATATTTTCTCGGCGGAGCGCCAGCGGTGGCTCAGGTTTCTACGGGTACAGTTGCTGTCGCTGTTATTGGCACAACTTTTGATATTAAGATTAGCAATGTTACCATCGTATCTGTTGCTGGTGTTACTGATATCCCTACTACCGTTGCTGCACTGGTTACTGCCTGGAATCTCTCGACTCATCCTTGGGCGGCTGGCATCACTGCTACAGATTCAAACCCGGCAATAACTCTTACTGCTGACGTTCCAGGAGTTCCTTTTGTAGTAACTGTTTCTGCGACTGGCGGTACTGGAACATTTGTTCTTGCAACTCCGACTATAAATCAAGGTCCTCATGTCTTAAGTCAAAAAGAAAACTGGGATTCTACGTTGCTTCCTGTTGCAGGGGATAACTTGCACTTTGATAAAGATATCTCCGTTTTGTGGGATATAGATGCTTTTTCTGGTATCGTTTTTAATGATATTAACTTCTATGCTAACGCATCATCTGCAAGATTCGGTCTTAACACTCGAGAATTTGTAATCAATTCTGATGGAACGAGCGTACACTCTTCAGGAATTGGAGAATACAGACAAACGGATCTTTTCGCAGTAGCAACAGGAACTATCTATATCGGAAGAGGCGAAGGGCTCGGACAAACAAGACTTGTTCTTAATAGTTTTAGCACTGCTCCATTGTCTATAGAAGTTATTAAAACTGGTGCATCCGTAGACAGAGGTAAACCTGCAGTTCGTATTAACGCTACAAACGCATTTACAGATGTTAATGTTAGATCTGGCGTAGTAGGTATTGGAACAGATCTGGAAAATGGTGCAGCAAATCTTCGAGATATCAAAGTTGCAGGCGATGCAAATACAAGAGTTACGATTGCAGAAGGGACTACTTATAACTCTTACGCACAAAACGGTGGTGTTTCAGTTATCTCATCTGCTGTAACGCTTACAACTGTTGATGTTAACGGCGGAACGCTGACTACTGAAGGTGATAACTGGACTTTAACTAATCTTACTGTTAAAGGTGCTGGAACAACTTGTATTGTAAACCACGATAAGTCTGCCGGCGATTCTGTTACAGCTGTTACAGTCAAAGACGGTGCTTTTCTTGATTTAACTAAGTCCACTCTTGCTCGAACTGTTGCAGCTATTACACTTGAAACAGGTGGTTCCTATAAGAAAAACGAGAATGTAACTGTGACTTCGTTAACTTCTGTATCCGGAGCACAAAACGTAGCATAAATTTATTTTATTTTTCGGTTGACAAACCCGATTTCATGTGGTATAATGTATGCACACGCCCGCAAATACGCGGGAGAAAACGAAAAACATAATGAA